ACTTTCTCTATCTTGTCCTCTACCTAATGCATTAACACCTGCTACTATAGTAGGTTGTACTAAATCTTTAGGTATGTTAGGTATAGTTTTATTACGTTGTAAGACCAATAGTATTCTATTTAGATATGGAATTAAGAATTCAATAGTAAGTAATGAGAAGATCCCACCTAACTGTTGTTCTAATTCCATCTGAGTGAGGCGTACCTCCTCAGCTGTTGTGCGTTCTGATTGTCTTATGTTCAATTGCATGAACGCTTCTGCAATTCTTTTCTCTAATTGCTGAACCATTAGGTTTGCTGTATTAAAATCAGCAGTCTTACCTACTTGGATAACAGCTACGTCTTCGGGGCGTCCCTGAACTATAGCACCGTTACCAGCTTCAGCTAATGTTTTTGGTTTAGTAGTTGAGCTTGGAGACACAAGGAATACTACCTTAGCAGCTGCGGAAGAACCTTCAACTAGTGCTTGCGATAAACCTTCAATAGATTTCAAGTCACCTATAAATTCTTCTACTCTACCCCTTCCATAATCCTCACCATCTACTGTATTGAATCGGAGTACTAACCATGGACTTGCTTTCTTCGGTGCTGTACTACGGCTCTTAGGTAAGATTCTATCCTCTACCTCTTGATGCCATACCCAACGACCAGATTTTTCATCCAATTTGACACAGGTATACACCTCTACGTCGTCTCCTTCTGAGCCTTGCTTACCGCTTGTTACATCATTCGGTTGTTTTTCAGGCAGCTCATCACCTAAAACTTTGCGACTTATTAATTCTTTTGTAACTATTTCTAGGACGTTACCATTTCCATCACGATCTACAACAAATCTATTAAGTGGATAGTTCTTAAGACCATCCTTACCCATAAAGATTAAAGCATTACCACCTACAATTAGATGTTTAAGAGCTTGGTGAATGACTACTCTATCACTAGAAGCTGCGATGTAATCCATGATCATTCTCTCCATCTTGGAGAAGGAAAGATCTAAATCACTCTTAACTTCCTTTGGTATTTCTTCACCAAGTTTATCATCTCTTACTTGTAGTTTAAAAAAGCTAGTTTGTGGAGGTAGCAGAGCCAGCATTAACTTTGCAGCTAATGTGACTACTGCCTTTGCTCCTACACTTTGCCAAGGTTGAACTAAACTTCTATGAGATTGTTTACCTTGTGTTAGATCGTCTTGTATTAAATAAGGTAACGTGAGTTTAGAACATTCGACTGCAGTGTCCAAGAATTGAGAACGTTCTGAAGTTAAATAGTTATATCTCTCACGTGCATTCATCAGTTTATACCTCCACCTGAGCCTTGACTACCTCCACCAGTATTAACATTACTACCTAGTGGTATTCTTAATGCTCCTGTTCCTTGAGCTTGAGCGTTCTTAGCTTTCTTACTCTTAGCTTGTCTAACCTGTGGGTTAACATCAGGTTGAATTGGATCAGGTGCTTTAGGTGGTGTAGGCGGTGCTACTGGTGGTGGCGGAGCCGGAGCTAGAGGTGGTGGTGGTGGCGGAGTTGGGGGTGTATAACTACACATTAAATTTCTTCCTCCATTATGGATTTAATATATTCAATGACGCTGGCTTGCCCAGCTCGGTACATAATAGTTTGTACTTCTTCTTTAGGATGTACTGGTTTCCATCCAAAGTTTTCCTCAAGTCTTGTGATCAGCTTATCTAACCTTTCGTTATGAAGCTTAAGAGTATTGAGGGAGATTGGTGTTTGCATGTTCAAAGAAAGCTGGCATCCGTCCTCGCTGTGTCTCAGAAAAACTTGGTGCTTTTCCTTCATACATTAATCGGTCTGACGCATCCAGCCAAAAATTTTTGTCTAAATATTTATCGTAGGTATTTTTACCTAGTGGTTGCATTATCCAGTTAATAGTGGCTTTCCTAAGTTTATCCAAAGAAGGAGAAGCAGATAGACCCAACTCAGCACATACAAGAGAATTAGTTCCGACGTGGATCTGTTCGTCTCGGCTGATGTCGGCAGATACTGTACGAAGAGCAGCATCCCCATTAAACCTAAAGAAAGGGAGTAGAACGAAGAAGATGGCCCGTTCTGCGACCAGAGCTTTGGTAACTGTATGATCAGGGTGTGCAATCCAAGCATCTCTTAACCTCATTGCTTCTAGTTCTGCTTGTTCATCTGCACCAAGGGCATTTACATAATACCCTAGTGCTAGATCGTGTCGTTCCTCATCTTTAACATTATCTATTAGTAATGCTCTAGCGTTATCGGGAACAGTTTTTTCAAGCCCTTCCGTAATGAAGGCACCAACTGGTAGCTCCATATGACGTATTGCGAGGGCACGTTTGATGGTCTCTTCAGCTCCTTCCTTAAGTTTTCCAACTGTAGGTTTGACTGGAGACCACTTTCTCTTACGAGAGAATAATTTATCATAAGGGTTATTCATTCTTGACAATCACATTGTGGTTCTTTAATAAGACCCTCTAAGTAATCGGTGACTTCATCTTCATCCAATGCAGCATATGCATTAGACTTATCTTGTACGTCTCCCATAACCTGAAGGCTGTAATATAAGGAGGTTTGGGGTGAACCCAACCACTCTTCCACGAACGCATTGTCGTATTCTATAACATCACTCCAAGAGTTGAAGCTATAGCCATGAAGAAGTCCTGTAGTATTTAATAGTTTCATGAAGCCATCTGCTACACGCTTGTATGCGTCCCAGCCAACTTCACTGGCAATCTCTACATTGCCATAGTCATATTTTTGCACACCGAAAGTACCGCTGTCACGGTCTACGGTTCTTGCAATAGGTGGTGCGATCTCTGGAGTACATGTGTACCCATCTAAGTCTTTGCTTCTATAAGAACAAGAAGCAGTAGGAGCAATAGCAAATGCTCTTACCATATCATTAGCTCTAGCTATACTAGCAGCTGTATCTATACCTTTGGCTAACTCAGACACCAATACACCAGCTTTTCCTCCAACGGAGAAGCCAGCATTGTAAGAATTTAAAGCTTTACCAAACGTATCATAGGTTAAACCTTCACGCTTGAGGAGATTCGAGAGTCCAAGGAATCCAAGTCCGACCTGCTTGTCAGTCGATGAGGGAAGATATTCTCCAGACCCTCCAATACCTGTTCTGCCATGAAGACGGCACAATTCGGACATACCTTTAGCGAGAGCCGTCTGTATGTCGCCGATACGACAGGCACCGAGATTGATATGTTCGAGAAGGCATGTTCCTCGTGAGGGCAGGTAAACCTCAAGACATACGTTCCCGTAGATTCTTTTTCCTTCTTTGTCATATTTAATTTTGTTGAGCCAGATGTCTCCTGATTTGATTCCATAAATTAATGCTTCCCGTGTGAGCGAATCAGTGTTTTCCCATTTTTGAACGTCAAGATTGACGCACCTTTTGATCCAAGGGAGTTGGGATCTAGGAGTTGTAATAAAATCAATGATATCGGCATGGTCAATATCACAGTGAGCCACAACAGCACCGTTCTTGTAGACACCCCCTCTTCTAAGTGTTTCATTTAATACTGAGTAAATTTTTGCAAACGATACTGGACCACTCGCAACAAGTCCCTTGCCATTCTTAGTTCCTTTAGGTCTAAGGTTGGATAAGTGGATTGCAACCCCTGCTCCGTATCTAAGAGCGTGGCTCGCAAATCTCCAAGACGCTTCGATTCCATTTTCTCCTTCTATTGAGTCTTCAACTACGAAGACGGTGCAGCTTACAGGCAATCTCCCTTCTGGGTTATCCATCCAGTTTTGTACTCGGCCTGTGCGAGCGATCAATTCTGCTGTCATTAAACTAAATCATCTAAATTTGGTGGTGCATAATTTGGTCCCTTAAGAACCTTACCGTCATCACGGTAAATAGGTTTTCCATCTTCATCTAACTTAGACATGTTACTTTCATGCACTCTGTGTAAAGTTTCATCTAAGTCCCATCCCATGTTAGCAGCGTACTGATAACAAACATAAACTAAGTCAGCTAATTCTTTCAAACACTCAACTTTAAAAGCATTGTTTTTTCTAAACAACATACTTTCAGCTTCAAGAAACTCTTTAAATTCCTCAAGGATTAAGTCTTTTTGTTTAGTCCGATGTGGCAGATCCGTGTTGTTGCCAATCGCATACTTCGTCCGAAACTCCTCCGCTTGTTGGCTTAGGAATGTCTTGTGTATGTCTGGTGTAATCGTTAGCGACATGTTCTAGTTCATTGGTTAGGTAATGGATAGCTTTTGTTAGATCCTGAATAGAATCTTCTTTGTAACCAACCCTGCAGATATACTTGATAGCATTTCCAAGGTGGTAGTTAAGTCCTTGATCTCTAATGAAATCCCAGACTTCTATGGAACCCCTTTTATAATACTGGGGTCCATAGGATTGGTTCTTCACGGTCATAGTCGTAGTTTTCGTGTTGTAAAATCTTAGCTAAACGTGCATTAAGCAGAGCATCATCGTCTGATAATCCTCGTTCTCTAAAGGCTTGGCAAATTGCTTCCCACTTAGAGTCATGTTTGTTTAGTAATTCTAATGCACGTTTCACTCCTATTCCTGGGCAACCTGAGTAACCATCTGTAGGATCGCCAGCTAGCGATTGTATTAGATGCCACTTGTCCCCATCTTCTTTTGTAATCTCTTCAACATCATCCGTAAGATTCCATAGAACCCCAGGAATTTGTTTCATATCTTTGTCAGGACTTACTACAATAAAATCTTCATTCATATACTTAGGGTTGGTCGCATCAATCCCAATGGAATCATCTGCTTCTAATCCTTCACGGCATACGAAATTGTAGTTATCTCTACAATGGTTGACCAATCTTCTATATCCTAGAGGCTTACGCCTATTTCGATGTCCCTTGTAATCGGGATAAATTTTCTTCCTAAAATTTTTAGAACTAGAGAAATGTAAGATTAAATCATCATCCATCATAGCAGTCTTGACTTTCTTTATTTCTCTCTCAAAGATCTTTAGAACGCTACTAAAAT